CCAACGAAGGACGCAGGTTCTTTCTAGCGACCGGGCGCGTAGGGACTTCCTTACCGGTTGGGTTTGAGAGGCGGGCGTGATCATCGGTGACGATGGGCGCTGCGTTGTGAACAAGCGGGAGCTCGCGGCGATCGTGGGAGTGTCGGAGCGCACACTCACGGAGTGGCAGGAGCAGGGGCTGCCGGTCGAACTCGTCGGGGGGCGCGGGCTCGACAATCAATACGACACGGCGAAGGTCATCGAATGGCGGATCCAGAAGGCGCTCGCGGGCCAGGCGAAGGAGAGCGGGCGCGAGCGGCTCGAGCGGCTGCAGGCCGAGGACCTCGAGCTCAAGATCGCGGAGCGGGCGGGGCGCATGGTGGCGCTGGCCGACATCGAGCCGGCTTGGACGGATGGCATTACTGCGGCCCGGGCGGACTTGCTCGCGGTCGCGGACCGGCTCAAGACTAAGCTCGATGCGAGCTACCGCATCAACGTCGATCCGGCGCTGATTGAGGCCGAGGTGCTGCAGGCGCTCGCGAAACTCGCGGGCCGCGGCCCGCAGCTCGCCGGCGCCATCACCGAGGAGGACACGACCGGGTGAGTGTCGCGGCGCAAACCCTCCGTTCCCGCACGCCCCCGCCGCCGATCTGGCGCGCCCGGGTGCGCGCGGGTGGGCGGGAGGCCTTCGTGCGCGCGTGGTCGGCCTGGCGGCCGCCGGAGCAGATCGGCACGCGCGAGTGGGCCGACGCCGAGCTCTATCTGCCGCCCGACATCGGCACCGCGCGCCCGGGGAAGTACCGCTCGGACGTGACGCCGTGGCTCTATCCGATACAGGACGCGATCGACGACCCGACCACGACCGAACTGGTGTGCATGAAATCGAGCCAGGTCGCGTGGACGATCGGCGTCGTGACCGCCTACGTCGGCAAGCGCATCGACCGCGATCCGTGTCCGATCGTGATCATGTTCCCGGCGACCGAGGGCGCACGCGAATACAGCGACGAGAAGTTCATGCCGATCGTCGACGCGACGCCGGCGTTGAAACGCCGCATCGACCAGCGCACGCGCAAGAGCGGCAACCGCGCGACCTTCAAGAAGTTCGCCGGCGGGTTCCTGAAACTCGTCGGCTCGAATTCCCCGCGCTCGGTCAAGTCGAGCTCGGCGCCGGTGATCATGGTCGAGGAGCCCGACGACGCGAGCACGAACGTCAAGGGCCAGGGCGACTCGATCACGCTGCTGCGCGACCGCGCGAAAACGCACCCGCGCTACAAGTTCGTGATCGGCGGCACGCCGACCATCGCCGGCGTCTCGGCAATCGAGGCGGCGTACAAGCGCTCCGACCAGCGCAAGTTCTTCGTGCCATGCCACGCGTGCCGCGGCGAGCACGTGCTCGCCTGGGAGAACGTGCACTGGGACGAGAAGGCCGACATCGCGCACGAGATCTACGGGCGCGCGCAGCCGGAGACGGCGCGCTACCAGTGTCCGCACTGCAACCGGGGCTGGAGCGACTACGACAAAAACGAGAACGTGAAGCGCGCGACGTGGCGCGCGACCGCGCCCTTCGCCGGCGTCGCCGGGTTCGGGCACCTCTCGGAGCTTTATGTGCCGTGGCCGAAATCGGCGTTCGGCTATCTCGTGCGGCGCTGGCTCGAGGCGAAGCACGACTACGAGCACGGGGAGGACGAGAAGCTCATCGCCTTCTACAACTCGACGCTCGGGCTCCCGTACGAGTACGGCGGCCAGCAGATCGACCTTGAGGCGCTCGCCAAGACGGCGCTCGCGTACGCCGAGGGCACCGCGCCGCGCGCGGGGCTGCTGCTCACGGTCGGCATCGACGTGCAGCACAACCGCTTCGCGCTCGTGGTGCGCGCGTGGGGCCGGGGCGATGAGTCCTGGCTCGTGTACTTCGGCGAGATCTACGCCGGGGACGCCGACGCCGGCGGGGTGAATGACCGCTCGGATCCCGTGTGGCAGGAGCTCGAGCAGCGCGTGTTCGGGGCGTACCGGCATGCCTCGGGGCGCGAGCTGCACGCATCGGGCGTGTCGATCGACTGCTCCGACGGCAACACCTCGGACGCGGTGTACGGCTGGGTGCGCGACATGAAGAAAAAGTATCCGGGCGTGCAGCTGATGGCGGTGAAAGGCGCGAGCGATAACGCCGACAAGGAGGTGTTCTCGCTGCCGAAGCGCAGCATCGATCACAAGACGCCGACGAAGGCGAGCCGCTACGGGCTGCGCGTGTTCATCGTCGGCACGAACAAGGCGAAGGACCTGCTGCTCGGCGGCGCCGGCAAGCGCGGGCGCATTCACCTGACGGGCGAAGGGCCCGGGCGGTTTCATGTGTACGCCGCCGCGCGCGCCGATTACTGGGAGCAGCTCGCGGCGAGCGAGGTGAAGGCGCCGTCGCGGCGGCTGCGCGGGCGGCTCGTGTGGCAGTTGCGCGCCGGGCGGCGCAACGAAGCGCTCGACGCCGAGATCTACGCGCTGCACGCCGCGCGGGCGCTCAAGACCCACATCGCGACACCGGCGCAGTGGGATGCGCTCGAGCACCACCTCATGCAGGCGGATCTGCTCACGCCCGCGGCGGCGCCCGTCGAGCCGGCGCCGGCGGAGCGCGCGCCGGCACCGGAGGAAAAACCAGCGACACCGCCCGCGGCGCCGCCGCCCCCCGTCAAACCCCCGCGCGCCACGCCGCCGCGCGCGGGGTTCGTGAATCGCTGGCGGCAATGAGGGTGATTCGCGCATGACATTCGAGCATTTAACCAATCCACCGCGCATTGTCGATCTGCCGTACGTCAAAGCGCGGCTCTGGCGCTGGGCCGGGTGGTGTTTGGGGGCGCGTTACAGCGGTGGCGAGGTGTCGATCACCGGGCGATTGATTGACGGCCTGAAGTCGAATGTCTGCCCCGGCTGGCTGGACGACGTCGCCGCGGGCCGGGCGCACGATCCGCATTGCCCGCAATGCGGTGGGCGCGGGCGGTTGCGGTTGGCGCTGCGCAGTCGGCCGCGCCTGCGCCGTATCGCGTGTTCAATATGCGACGCGCACGGAATATTTTTCGGGGATTGGTGCTACCGCTGCCAGGGCACGCGCGAAATCACGATCACGGAATTGCAGGTCAACCCAGCCACGATTCCCGGGACCCGGCACGTCGGCGGCGATCTACCGAACGACGCCGCGTCGGCGGCGATCGACGAAATGGTGACGGGTTGGCGCGCGCACGACGAAACCGTGTGGTGTCACCGCGTCGTCGTCGCTGAATATCTGTGGCACGGGTACGTCGAAATGAAGCTGCGCCGATTGCGGGTCACGCAAAAAACCAAGGCGGATCGCATGAAAGTTTCCTTGAGTTTTTACGAAAAACGCTTGCGCGAGGGACACCGGCGCGTCGAGTCGCTGTTGCGGGAAAAAAATCTCTGATTTGAGGGGGCTTGACTCGTACGGAAAACCGTGCATAAATGCGCACGCTGGTCGAATTGTCACCGGCGCGAACGAATCACCGAAAAACCCGAGCACCGCGAGGTGACCGGGTTTTTTTATGGGGCGTTGAGACGTTGAGGGGCGTTACCCCGCCATGGTTTGTGCATTATTTTTACCATGCTGGTCGTGGTGTCTCTACAGACCGGCTGATCAAAAAGGGCCAACCGAACCCGGGCGCCGAAAGGCGCGCCGGGTTTTTTGTTGCACGCTACACAGCGAGGGTGTCTCACGATGGGAACGATCATCGGCCGCCGGGCGCATCCCGACGCCGAGGGACGCCTGCGCCTAGCCGAGGGCGACTACGGCAAGGACCCGCGCGACGGCAACTGGTACGGCCGGCCGCCCGGTAATCATCTCGGATCCTTTGCGAATCATGAAGTGACGGAGCACGCGGACGGCACGATCTCGGTGTCGCCGTCGATTCTGATCAGCGACCATCGGGGGCCCGTGTGGCACGGCTACCTCGAGCGCGGCGTGTGGCGGGCGTGCTGATGACGCTGCGGGTCAACGTCAAGCACGACGTCAACCGCGCATTGCGCGCGCTCGGCAACGACCGCGCGGCGGTGAAGAAGGCGGCGGCGCGCGCGCTCACGCGCACGGCCGACCAGGTGCGCTCCGCGGCGGTGAAGGAGATCGCGCGCGAGACGGGCTTGAAGCAGAAGGACGTCCGCGTCGCGCTCTCGCGCGTGCGTGCGACGGTGGGGAAACTGCTTGCCGCGGTGGTCGCGGTCGGGCGCGCGGTCAATCTCATCCGCTTCACGCGCCAGACGCGCGAGCAGGCGCGCCGCGCCGGCGGCGTGGTCGCGAACGCCTGGGGCAGGCGGCGGCTGTATCGCGGGACGTTCATCGGCAACCAGGGCCGCACGGTGTTCCGGCGCGTCGGCGAGAGTCGCCTTCCGATCACGGTCAAGCACGGGCCAAGCATCCCGCGCGAGATGGCGCGCGAACACGTCGCGAAACAGCTCGCGCGCGTCATCCGCACGCGCTGGCCGATCAATTTCGAGGCCGATATGCGCTTTTATCTAAGCCGTTCCAAGTGAAACAGCACGGGGGCAAAAAGCTATGGAATTGAAACGCGTATACGATCACGGCGCGCCGAAATCCAAGTGGCGCGTGCATCAGGCCGGACGGCGCCGCGCGGTGAATCCTGGGAAGCTGCTCGGACAAAGGTCGGTCATCGGCATTAATGAGCAATTGGTGCCGCCGGTGCGTAGCGTGCGCATTACGCGGCGGCCGCGCACCGGCGTACAACACTTTACGCCCGAGCTCGTGCGTTGCGGCATCGACGAAGGATGGTTGTCGATGGTCGATGGGGTGTTGACCATCCATGCCGAAAATGGCGCGATGACGTTCAACATCACGCGCGAGCCCGGACGGTATTGTTGCCACTGCGGGCAAAAATTAACCGATGATGGAAACGGCGCCGCCGCCCGCGTGCACGTGGCCACGGCGCACCCCGGGGCGCCATCCCCGGATCCGGAAAATCCGTCGGGTTATTGCTGTATTAATTATTTCGACTGCGTCCTCGGGGGTGCGTAATGGCGGATCAAGTGTTGAACATCGCGCTCGGGCGCGTCGCCGAGCTCTATAACCGTGTCGATCTCAACGACCCCGCCAATGCCGCCCTAATCGTGATCGTGTGGGCCTCGACGGCAACCGATGCCGTGATCAAAGACCTCGATACGGTAGCGGCCATAGAGGCGGATGTGAACACGGCGGAAGTCACCAACACGGGATACGTGCGCAAAGTGTTGACCGACGCCGATATCGTCGCCTTCGCCCCGGACGACACGAACGATCGCGTCGATTTGGACATACCCGATCAGACGTGGACCGCGGTCGGGGCGGGAGACAACTGGACCGACCTCGGGACCAATTACGACAACGACACCACGACCGGGACCGACGCAAACATCGTGCCGTTGACGTGGCACGACTTCGTGGTGACGCCGAACGGCGGGGATATCACCGCGCAGATCGCCGCGGCCGGATTCTACCGGGCGTCCTAAGTCGGTCCGCCTGAGTACGATGGGCCGCCGCGTCACACTCGAGATTGCCGTCGAGGACACCCGGCTCGCCCGACAAAAAGAACTGCTGATCGGTACAGCGGTTGAGCCGACCGTGGGTCTGTACCCGATCCTCGACCGCTTGGGTGGCGTGCTGGAAGCGATGACGGTGCGTCGCGTTGGGCGCGACCCCGCTGTTTTCCAGTTCGTCGTCTGGTTCCCCGATCGGGTGAGCGTGACGACAGCCCTGGCCGAGCTCGGTACGACCGCGACGCGGCTGCTGGCGACCCCGCTCGTCGTTGCGGACATCAACGCTCCGACCGCTAACCCGGAGATCCGCAATGCACCACCACCCCATTGGGACTGACGCTGGGCCGGAGTACATAGAAACGCGTCGCATCACGAGGTTTCGTTGCGGCCTCTGCCGCGATGAGTTTCCCATTCTCATGGCTGCGCACAGCAGCGGTGGCTCGCCGGAGCTAGTCACTGTCGCGCCCGGGATACGCGCATTCGTGTGCCTAAGTTGTCGAAATGGCAGCTAAGACACTTTACTTTCGAAATCTCCAGGGTGGCGCGCCCAGTGGCTCGTGGGAGCTGCGGGAAGCGTTCCCTACCGGAGCCGAAGACACAACAACAGTCCACGAAGGCCACGGGACGGCTGATTTCTCGCGAAGCGTTCGGCCGGGAGCGACAGTTGGAACGGGTGGGGCAACGGGAGAGCCTAATACCGCCTCGCCACCCAACGCGGCAGACCAGTTTGGATGGTTCAGTGAGCTTTCCTACGCAGGGCAATTCGCGGCCGGTAATTGGACGGTGCAGGTCCGGCATACGGACAACCGGGCGCAGATCAATGGGCACCCGGTCTTAAATTTCTACAAGTGCACGTCGAAAGATTTCGCCGGTACGTTCACTTTTCTCTTTCAAACAACCGACGATGTCGATTGGTGGACGAACAACACCGCCACGCAAACATGGACTGTGGATCCTGGAGCGATCAGCTTCGACAATGAGTTTTTATTCGTCAACGTCTGGTGCCATGAGGTTACTACCAACACCGGTCGCTCGCATAGCTTTAACGTTGAAGGGTCGGGGCTTACTGAGAGCACGGTAGGTAAGATCGTCACCAGCGATCTCAGCAGTGGCGCGACAGTTTCAGTCGCCCAAGTCAGCGAGACGGATCTCGCGCAACCGATCGCGCCGGTAGCGGGAGCTCTCGCAGTATCGGTCGGTCAGGTGTTAGAGACCGACCTCGCGCAAGCCGTGACAGCCGCGCCGGGAGCGGTGAGCGCCGCTGTCGGCCAGGCGGCGGAAACCGACGCCGCACAGCCGATCGCGGCCATCGCCGGCGGTCAGATTATCGCCGTCAATGCGGCGATCGAAACCGATCTGGCGCAGGCCGTGGCGGTGGTCGCCGGCGCCGTGTCGGTCGCCGTCGGCCAGGTCAATGAGACGGATCTCGCCCAGGCGGTCGCCGCGGCAGCAGGCGCGGTCGGTGTCGCGGTCAATTCGGCCGCCGAGTCCGACGCCGCGCAGCCGATCGCGGTTATCACCGGCGGTCAGATTATCGCCGTCAATGCGGCGATCGAAACCGATCTGGCGCAGGCCGTCGCGGCATTGCCCGGCGGGCTCGCGATCGGGGTTGCTCAGGCATCGGAAGCCGACACCGCCGCGGCGGTGTCGGCTTCGCAGGGAACGATCGTTGCCATCGGTTCGGTCGTCGAAACCGATGCGGCGCAAGCGATCGAATATCTATCGGGGCCGGTCGTAATCTCGTTGGGGCAGACCACCGAGACCGACACGGCGTTCACGGTCACGCCCGAATCGGTCGTGGTAATCGACCAAGCCGTCGAAAGCGATCTCGCCCAGGCGGTCGTTGTAAATCTCGGCGCGGCAGTCATCACGATTAATCCGGGGGCGGAATCGGACTCGGCGCTGCCTATCGAACCGACCGGTCAACCAATTTTCGTCGACGCACGGCGCGCGCATTACCACGTTTTCGATCCAGCGGCGCGGCTCGGGCTCGATAACGTCAATCAACTTGTTCGTCGACTCGGAAAACCCCACGCATGAAAGACAAGATCATCGCCGGCGACACGCTCGACTTCGACGTGACGCTGCCGGATTTTCCGCCGGTCGACGGCTGGACGTTGAAATACCGGCTCGTCCCGCGCGCCGCCGGCGGCACGGCGATCGATATCGTTGCCACCGACGACGGCACGAAGTACCTGGTGCAGGAGGCGCCGGCGACGACCGCGGCCTGGATCGCCGGCGAGTACGGCTGGAGCTCGTGGGTCGAGAAAGCGGGCGCGCGCTACACGGTGGACAGCGGGCTCGTGGTGCTGGTCGCGGATCCGGCGTTGCTGCCAGCCGGCACCGACACCCGCAGCCCGGCGCGCCGGGCGCTCGAGTCCGTCGAGGCCGCGATCGAGGCGCTCTCGAAGGACGCGGTGCAGGCCTACACGATTACGACCGGCAGCGGCAGCCGCTCGGTGACGAAGCGCGACGTGCCGCAGCTCCTGACGCTGCGCGAGCGCCTGCGCGCGGAGGTGGCGGACGAAGAAGCCGCGCGCGGCGTGGCGGCGAACCTCGGCATCAACCCGCGCAACATCGGGGTCCGCTTCAACCGTGTTTAAGCGGTTCGGCCAGTGGCTTTCCCGCGCGGGGGCGTCGGCGGCGATGCCGGACCTGCGCGACGCGCTGGTGTTCGGGGGCGTCGGCGCGGTCGGCTACGGCGTCGCGCAAATCCACGAGCCGGCGGCGTGGATCGCGGTCGGCGCGGCGCTCGTGTGGCTCGGGGTGAGGAGCGGCTGATGGGTATCATCACGTATCTCGCCAAGCAGAACCGCCCGGCGCCGAAACCGCGCGCGCGCAAAGCGAAGGCGCCGGCGCGGGCGGTCGGCGCCGGGCCACTCGGCGCGCGCATGTACCAGACGGCGAAGCAGTCGCGCCTGACGGCCGGGTGGGGCACGAGCAACACCAGCGCCGACAGCGAGCTGGTCACGAGCCTGACGGCCCTGCGCAACCGCTCGCGCGCGCTGGTGCGCGACTCGGCCTACGCCAAGCGCGCGAAGACGATCATCGTCAACAACGTGATCGGCGCTGCCATCGGCATGCAGGCGCAGGTGAAGACCGCGCGCGGGAAGCTTAACCAGCGCGTGAACGACGCGATCGAGGATGCCTGGACGGAATGGGCGGGCGCCGAGCGCTGCCACACGGGCGGCGAGCTCGACTTCGCCGACCTTGAGCGCCAGGCGATGGGCCAGGTGTTCGAGGCGGGCGAGGTGATCGTGCGCGAGCACTACGCACCGCTCGCCGACTCCGCGGTGCCGTACGCGCTCGAGCTGATCGAGGCCGAGCGCATCGCCGATGAGTTCCAATTCCCCTCGCTCCCGGTGGGACCGACGGGGGCGGGCACGATCCTGCGCATGGGGGTTGAGGTCGACCGGTTCTACCGGCCGGTCGCCGCCTGGATCCGCGAGCGCCACCCGGGGGAGCTGCGCTTTCAAGCGGGCATCGACCGCCTCGAGCGCGTGCCGATCGAGCAGCTCCACCACCTGCGCGTGATCGACCGCTGGCCGCAGACGCGCGGCGAGCCGTGGATGCACGCCGTGGCGCGCAAGCTCAACGACATGGACGGCTACTCCGAGGCCGAGATCATCGCCGCGCGCGCGGCCGCGTGCTACATGGGTGTGGTCGAGCAGCCCGAGGGCGACAATCCCCTGGGCGGGCACAAGCAGGACGACGGCAGCTTCGAGGTCACGCTCGAATCGGGCGTCGTCGTGCGGCTGCGCGCGGGCGAGAAGTTCTCGAGCTTCATGCCGAACCGCCCGAACGCGGCGATGGACCCGTTCATGCGCCTCATGCTGCGCGAAGTCGCGGCCGGTGTCGGCCCGAGCTACGAGAGCCTGTCGCGCGATTACTCGCAGTCGAACTACTCGTCGAGCCGCCTGGCGCTGCTCGACGACCGCGACCTTTGGCGGGTGCTGCAGGGCTGGTTCATCCGGCGCTTCCGCGCGGCGGTGCACCGGCGCTGGCTGCAGCAGGCGGTGCTCGCGCGCGCGATCAGCGCGATCGCCGTCGAGGAGTACGCGTTGAACCGGCGCAAGTTCGAGGCCGTGCGCTTCAAGACGCGCGGCTGGAGCTGGATCGATCCGAACAAGGAGGTCGAGGCCTTCAAGGCCGCCGAGAACGCCGGCTACCTCACCAAGACTCAGATCATCGCGCAGACCGGCAACGGCTACGATTTGGAGGACGTGCTCGACGAGCGCGAGCAGGAGCTGGCGCTCATCAAGGAGAAGGGCTTGAGCTTCGACACCTCGCCCAACCCGGCAGCGGCGCCGAAGCCGGACGACACCGACACCGACACCGACGACCCGCCCGCGCGGGTCGTTTCGTTTAAACGATAGGAGACCGCCCCAATGCCGGAAACCGTAGAACGCATGAAAACCCTGCGGCGCTTCATCGAAAACGCCGAGATCCAGGTGCGCCAGGAGGCGGACACGAAGCGCCTCACTTTCCCGGCGTCGTCGGAGGCCGAGGTCGAGCGCTGGTACGGCACCGAGGTGCTCTCCCACGAAAAGGGCGCCGTGCGCCTCGATCGCGCGAAAAAGGGCGCGATGCCGCTCCTCTTCAACCACGACAGCTACGATCCGATCGGCATCATCGAGGATGCGCGCCTGGAGCAGGGCCGGTTCGTGGTCGACGCGAAGCTCTTCGACACCGAGCGCGCGGAGGAAGTGCGCACGATGATCGACGGCGGTTTGCGCAACGTCTCGATCATGTACCGCAGCTACGTGATCGAGGAGGACGTGAAGAAAGAGCGGTTCACGGTGACCGATTGGGAGCCGTTCGAGGTGTCGATCGTGTCCATTCCTGCCGACGCCAGCGTCGGCATCGGGCGCGGGCACGACGAGCGCGAATTCGAGGTGCGGATGATCCGCGCCTCACAACCGGCGGATGCCGCCGAGGAGACAGCCATGCCCGACAAAGCAACGGCCGCGGCGGCCGCAAACGCCGGCAACGACAAGGACAAGGACAAGGACAAGGGTAACAACGGAACCGATGCCGCGCGCGCGGCGACCGCCGCCGCCAAGGACGTCGACAAGCGCAGCGCGCTCGATATCGAGAACGCGCGCCGGCGCGCGATCGAAAATTTCGCCCAGGCCAACCGCATCGCCGAAAGTATTCGCGACGCCTGGATCAGCCAGGGCTACTCGCTCGAGGAGGTATCGAAAGATCTGCTGGGCATCCTCGAGGAGCGCGGGCGCACCAACCCGCAGCCGGCAAGCCGGCTCGGGCTGACGCCGGCGGAGACCGAGCGCTTCAGCCTGAAGCGCGCGATCCTGGCGGCCGCCAACAAGGAATGGAAGAACGCCGGCTTCGAACTCGAGTGCTCGCGCGCGGTCGCGCAAAAACTCGGCAAGATCGCGGAGGACCATAAGTTTTACGTGCCGTTCGAGGCGATCGAGCGCCAACACAACGTGTTCGAGATCGAGGCGCTGGCGCGCGCGCTCGGGCGCCGCGACCTCACCGTCGGCACCGCCGGCGCCGGCGGGTTCCTGGTCTCGACCGACAACATCGGGTTCATCGAGATCCTGCGCAACCGTTCGGTGGCGTTCCGCCTGGGCGCGATGCGGCTTTCGGGTTTACAGGGTAGTGTGACGGTACCGCGCCAATCGGCGGCGGCATCGGCATTCTGGCTTTCGACCGAGGCGACGGATATCACCGAGAGCCAGCAGACGTTCGTGCAGATGGCGCTCGCGCCGAAGAACGTCGGCGCCTACACGGAGATCAGCCGCCAGCTCCTGCTGCAAAGCTCGCCCGGCGTCGAGGGAATCGTGAACATCGACCTCGCCGCGGTGGTCGCGCTCGCGGTCGATCTGGCGGCGCTCGAGGGCTCCGGCGCCGCGGGCCAGCCGACCGGCATCGCCAACACCGCCGGCATCGGGTCGGTGGTGGGCACGGCGATCGACTATCCCAAGGTGCTCGAGTTTCAGACCGACGTCGCCACGGCGAACGTTATGCCGGCGCGCGGGGGCTATGCCACCACGCCGGCGGTGGCGGCGCTGCTGCTGCAGCGCGCGCGCTTCGCGAACACCGACACGCCGCTCTGGGTCGGCAACGTCTGGGACGGACAGGTGTCCGGCTTCCCGGCGATGTCGTCGAACCAGCTCGTCGCCGCCAGCATGATCTTCGGCGATTGGAACGAGCTGGTGATCGGCGAGTGGGGCGTGCTCGAGGTCGAGGTCAACCCGTTCGCGAATTTCAAGGGGGGAATCATTGGCGTGCGCGCGATCTACTCGCTCGACGTCGGCGTGCGCCGTCCGTTCGCGTTTTCACGCGCCACCACCATCACCTAACCCGAAACCGAAAACCCGTCATGGTATTGTCGGCGACGGGCTCGGCGCTCGTCGCCGGCGCCTTTTCCCAGGAGATCGATATGCAAACCAAACACGTACGCGTCGTGCGCGCATTTTTTTACAACGGCAAACCGACGGTCGTCGACTCCGTCGTCGAACTGCCCAGTGTCTTCGCGGCGGAAATGGTGGCCGCGAAAAAAGCGGAATGGTCCGATCCGCCGGAGAAATCCCAAAAAGAGCGAAGCGACCCTCCCGATACCTCGAAAAACGAACCGCCCAAAGACGATTCAGAAAAGACCGGACGGTTTAAATTCAAAGGAGGGTAACTCATAGCCCCAACACAGTGTTCCCTCACCCCTTTCTCTTGATGGGCGCTCTTAAGGAGATAAACCATGCTGATGAATCAAGGCCAGGCCGTCGAGCCGGTAAAATTGTTGGATCCGGTTTCGGCGGCGAATACCGCGGCGGCGACTTCCGCTTGGGTCGACGCGCGCAAATACGAGGGCGACCTGGTATTTAGCGTGCAGAGCGGCGCGCTGACCGGTTCGATCACGTGGACGATCGAAGATGCCACGGACGGCGCCGGCACCGGCGCCGCCCCGGTGACGCCGAATGAAGGCGCATTCGCGGCGGGTGCGGCGAATCAAATCCAAAAGCGAACGGTCGGTGCCGGCGCCATTCGCGGTTGGGTGCGCGTCGTTGGAACGATCGTGACGGGACCCGTTCTGGTCGCGGCGAATTTCATGTCGCATCCGAAATATTCGGTCTGATTGCGCGCCGCGGATTCTGGAAAATGATTCATGGCGATCACGGAGGATTTATCGGTTTTTTTCGACACCGTGAACGGCTTCGCCGAATTCGTGATGTACGACGGCACGCCCGGCGTGGCGATGATTTTTGACAGCGCGTTTTTCGAGGAAGCGGTCGGGCGCATCGGCGTGGAGTCGGCGCAGCCGGCGGCGCTGGTGCGCGATTCCGACGTCGCCGGCGTGGTCCACGGCAAGCTGGTCGTGCGCGGGGCGGTGACGTATGCGGTGCGCGGCGTGCATCCGGACGGCACGGGGTTGACGTTGTTGGTGCTCGAAAAACAATGACCCACCGCGCCGAAACGATTGTCGCGACGGTGACCACAAAAGTCACCGGGCTCGCGACCACCGGCGCGCGCGTGTTTCGCGGGCGTGAATATCCGTTGGAAGCGGCCGGGTTGCCGGGCCTGCTCGTGTATCTCGGACCGGACGAACCAGTGGCCGAGTACAGCCAGACTCTGATCGACAGCCTGCTGACGATCCATATTCTCGGCGTCGTTAAATCGATAACCGAGCAGGTCGATACCACGCTCAACCGCATCCGCGAGGAAGTCGCCGTTGCGTTGCAGGCCGATTACACCCAGGGCCTGAGTTTCGTGCTGGATACGCGCGAGGGTGAATCCGAAGAGCCCGACATCAGCAACGAAGGCGAACAGCCGGCCGCCTCGCTGCGCCTGACCTGGCGGTTTTTGTACCGGCGCTCGCGCCTCAACCCCGGAGCCTGACCCATGCCGAAACGAACCCCATCCGCCGCGCCGGCGCGCGCGGCGCCGTCCGCGTCCGCCGCGCGCGAAAAACCGCGCGTCACGCTCACGCCGCGCCGCGGCGGCACGACTTTGATCAACCGCGACACGAGCGGCCACACGGCCGCGGAGGACCCCAGCGATGCTGACAAAACGCGAACTGATTCTGGCGAAGATCGAGACTAGCTACGGCGTCGATTCCACGCCGGCGGCCGCCACCGACGCCGTGCTGGTGGAGGATCTGGCCTGGTCGCACGCCGGCGCGCGCCTGGCCGAACGCCCCGGGGTGCGCCCCAACCTCGGACAGCTGCAGCAAATCTTCGGCGGAACATTGCTGCAACTGACCTTCGCGTGCGAGCTCAAGGGCCCGGGCGCGGCGTTCAGCGCGACGGTGCGCCCGGAAATCGACGCGCTGCTGCGCGCGTGCGCTTTGGGCGCGACGATCGTGACCACGGTCGGATTGGAAACGGCGAGTTACGCGCCGGTATCGAGCGCACTGGAATCGGTGACGATTTATCTGTATCGCGACGGCAAGCGCTTTATCGTGACCGGATGCCGCGGCACCGTGGAATTGGCCCTGGAGACGGGCAATAAAGGTCTGGCGCGCTTTACCGTGACCGGCCACGTCGCCGCCGAGGCCGACGTCGCGTTGGCGACGCCGACGTTCGATGCGACCAAGCCGCCGGCGGTCAAGGGCGGCACGTTCACGATCGGCGCCTATGCGGCGGTCGTCAGCGCGCTCAACGTCAATCTCAACAACCAGGTCGCTACGCCCCCGAGCATCAGCGCGGCCGATGGCTTTGCGGAGATCCGCATTACCGGGCGCGACGTCGCCGGTTCGTTCGACCCCGAGGACGTGCTCGTGGCGACGTATCCGTTCATCGCCAATTGGAAGGCCGGCGCCACGGCGGCGATCGCCACCGGCGTGATCGGCGACACGCAATACAACCGTTATCAATTCGATCTGCCCGCGGTGTATCACCGCGAGCTGGCGCCCGGGGACCGCGACGGCATCCGTACCCTGGAAACCCCCTTCGGCGCGGCCGAGTCGTCCGGCGACGATGAGGTCACGCTGCTTTTCACCTAAATCCGGCCGGACGCACGGCCCTTTCTCAACAGTCAAACAGGAGAACCAAGATGGCCCCTGAAACCGTAGACAGCAGCTCCGACCAGCGCACGATCAACAACACCATGCGGCACCGGTACAAGGTGTTGAACGAGGCCGAGAAGGCGAACATGACGCAGGTCAAGGACATGGGCCTCGCGCTGCACGAATTCGTCGGGTCGCTCGGCAATTCGCGCGAGCTGTCGCTCGCCAAGACCAAGATCGAAGAGGCCGTGATGTGGGCGGTCAAGCACATTACGGGATAAGCGCGCATGCCACGCACCAAAGCACTGAACCCCTTCGAGCCGGTGTGGTACACGCCCAAGGCCGAGGAGGGCGAAGAAACCCCGGTACGGTTCCATCTGCGCGGACTGGACGGCGAGCGCATGGGTTACATCGCGCCGGAATTGCTCGTCAACGAGCAGGGCATCGTGACGCACGTCAGCGGCAAGGGCATCGAGATCGCGCTGCAGCACGGCCTCATCGGCTGGGAACACTTCGCCAACGACGCCGGGCCCGTGCGCTTCAGTCGCGCGAATTTCCGACTGATTCCGTACGACGTGCGCGCCGAATTGGCGGTGGAGATCGTGCTGCTCAGCGCGCCCGACGAGGAAGAAAAAAAAACCTGATCATCGCCGTGGAAGTCGCGCGCGCGCCGGCGTTGTTTAATTGCGCGACCTGCACCTGGGGCCGGCACTGCGATGAATCCAACCCCGCCCCGACGCCGCAGTTCGTGATCACCGGCGCCGTCGACCTCGAAAGCCGTACCTGTTTTTTGCCCATGATCACGCCGCAATCCCGGTTCCTGTTGCGGCTGCACAGCCACTACCGCAACCGCTGGCTGCCGTACGCGGGCGGATTATTCGAGCAACCGAATTATTACCTCGAGGCGATGGAATTGATCAACGGCGTTTTGGATCGAGGCGATGGCCGAAAGCAAAATTGAAATCCGCGCGGTCGACAAGACCGCCGCGGCGTTTCGCTCCGTGCGCGGCGGCTTGCGCACGCTCGGCCGCCAGGTACTCAACGCCCGGACCGCGTTGGTGGGTCTGGCCGGCGTGGGCGGTTTCGGGCTGCTCATCAAAAACGCGTTCGAGTCCGCCGACGCGCTCGCCAAAATGAGCGACCGGTTGGGCGTGTCGACCGAGCGCCTGGCCGGACTGCAGCACGCGGCGAGCCTGGCCGGCGTGGATTTTGAGCGCGTCAACATCGCGCTGCGCACCTCCACGCGCAACGTCATCGACGCCGCCCACGGCACCGGCAAGGCGCGCGAGGCCTTCGCGCAATTGGGATTCCAAGCCGCGCAGCTCGCCCAACTGCCCATCGACGAACAGTTCCAGCGCATCGGCGAGCGCCTGATCGGCGTGCGCAACGTCACGGAGCGCAACGCCCTGGCGATGGATATTTTCGGCCAGCGCTCGAACGAGGTCCTTAATTTATTCGCCGAGGGCGGCGGCGCGCTCGCCGCGGCGCGCGACGACGTGGAGAAACTCGGCGTGGCGCTGTCGCGCGTGGATTCGGCCAAGATCGAGCTGGCCAATGACGCGGTCGAACGCGGTCAACTCGTGTTCAAGGGCCTGGCCAACACGGTGGCGGTGCACCTCGCCCCGGTCATTCAAACCTTGTCGGATCGGTTCACCCAGGCCGCCAAGGACAACAACGGATTCCGTGACCAGGTGATTTCCGGCATGGAGCGCGCGGCCGAGGCGGTGGCGCTGCTGAGCAACGTCGTGCAGGGCTTGCGGTTCGCATGGGCGGGTTTGAAAGTGGCGGTCGGGTTCGCGCTGGATTTCATGATTCAGGGCCTCGCCGATTTCGACCGCCAGATCACGCACCTGCAAAACAGCCTGGCCGATTCGTTCATCGGGAAAAAACTCGGCATCGAGGCCGCGCAATACAACCAGGCGCTGCAGCTCCTGGCGGACGTTTCGGCCAATCGGTTAAACGAGCTGCAGGCCGAAATGGACGCGATCGCGCTGGAAGGCCTGCCGCGCGAACGCGTGCGCGCCTGGTTCGCCGAAGTGCGCGCCCAAGCCGAGCAATCCGCGCAGGCGATCGCCGAATCCCGCGCGGGGTTGTCCGGGGCGGATACGGGCAAGGGCGTCGGCAATCAGGCGGCACTGAAAAAACTCACCGAGTTCTACGACAAGCGCCTGGAGAAACTCAGCGAATCGTTCCTCACCGAGAACGAGCGGCTGCAGGCGCACCGCGACGAGCAATTGAGCCTGGTCAACAGCGCGCGCGCGCTGGAATTTTTGAATGAGCAGGAATGGCTGACGCTGCGCGAGGAGATCGAGCTGCAGCACCAGGCCAAGCTCGGCAACATCCACGCCCAGGGCGTGCTCGCGCGGCGGCAATTCGAGGAACTGAATTTCGGGCAGAAACTGAAAACGGTCATCGGTTTCGGCCAGCAGGAGTTGGCCGCGGTGGCCAATAGCAACAAAACGCTGTTTCGGCTGCATCAGGCGTTCGCTTTGTCGGAGATCGCCGTCGCCGCGCCGGCGGCGATCGCGGCCGCGATCGAACGCGGCGGCGGTTTGCCCTGGGGCGCCGTGTTCGGCGCGTTGACGGCCGCCAAGTACATCGCGCTTGCCGCGCAGGCGGCTTCGGCCAAATTCAGCAGCAGCACGAGCCCGTCCAACGTCGCCGGCGGCGCGGCGACGCCGGTAACGCCGTCCGTCAATGCCGTGCAACCGGTTCCGGCCGTGCATCTATCCGCGCCACCGCAGTCGTCCGTGACCGTGATTGTCGAGGGAAATTTTATTGGTAACCGGGAATTCATCGACAATGTATTGATTCCCGAGGTCAAGGAGGCGATCGATAATCGCGACGTCGTATTGATCGGTCGCAATTCCCGCCAAGCCACCGAATTGGCGCCCGCGTGACATGGGATCGATAAGCTATACCGCATTGCGCGAAATTGAAAAACTCGCGTATCTGAAAAGCGGTACGGATATTTTCGCCGCGGCCGTGGATGATTCATTCAACGCCACGACCACGGATCTGTCCGGCTTGTTGGACGATCAATGGATTGAAGCAACGGGGTTCGCCGATCCGGCGAATAACGGTTGGTTTCAGGCCTTTGGCAATTCCACCGCGACGAAGATCAATCAGGACACCAGCGCCGCGCTGGTGGACGAAGGTCCGGGACCGAGCATCGTCCTGCAAGGACACGTGCGCGGATTGAATCAGTTGTATGCGATCGATATCGAGTTCGGCAAGGCTGATCGGCGCGCGGACGTACGCCGGCGGCGCAATGTGGCCGTCGGCGGCGCCGTCGAGACCGTCTTGCAGCGGCGCGACGTACTGTGGAGCCTCACCACCGATTTCATCGCCGAGGCGGGCCTGGCGCAATGGCGCGAATTTTTGGCGTCCGTCGAGGGCGGTGAATCGTTTGTGGTGGATCCGTACGGGACCGCCGCCGCGCCGGACACACCGCTCGTCGTGTCGCTGGAATCCGATTCGTATCAGGAAAACCGGGTTGCGCCGCGTCAATATACGATTGATTTTACCGTGCGCGTGGCTGGCTGATGCGCACCGATAACGCCGCGTTCGCCCAAAAAGACGCGGCGGCGGAAAAATCCCCGCGGTACGTGATCGAGCTGGCGTTCGACGGCGCCAATACGATTTTACACTACTTCACGTCCCACGCGGGGACGCCGGTGCCGGCCGGCGCGTCGGTCACGCAAAACGTCGTGCGCGAACTCTCGGCCACGTCGCAAACGCTCAATCCCGACACGGCCGTGGCCACGATCGGTTCGATCAGTTTCGAATTGATCGATTTGGCGGCACAGATCAATGCCCTGCTGGGCGGGCAGCTCGCGCTGGGACGCAGCACGCGGTTGCAGCGGGTGCGCTTATTCGTCGGCTACGAGGGGCTGACGTTCAACGCGCTGGCGGATCGGGAATTCGTGCTGGTGCAGACCCAGCTCGTGGACGAGATCGCCTACGACGGCGGGATCTATAAATTCCGCTGCCTGGACGTACAACGCGAGCTGCGCGAGGACATTTTCGACGTCGCGATCACCAATCTGCAATCGAGCGTGTCGATCGGCGATACGACGATCAACGTATTCGACACTTCGGCGTTCGAGCTTGTCGATCATGGCGTGAGTTATTCCGACGCGCCGAGCGCCACGGTCGGCTACGTCAAAATCGACAATGAAGTGATCCGCTACACGGCCACGACCGCGACGCAATTTACCGGATGCACGCGCGGCGCACTCAATACCGTCGAAGCGGACCACGTCATCGACGCGGGCCAACCGGCGGACCGACGCACCCGCGTCGAGGAATACGTCTATCTGGAACTGCCGGCGGTCAAATTGATTTATGCGCTCCTGACCGGGATCCTGCACAATCAGGGCGGCGCGGCGTTGCCGGCGAACTGGCATTTGGGCGTGGCGAGCGAATTCGTGCGCCTGACGGATTTCACCGGTATCGGCACAGACTGGTGGGATCCGGCCAACGACGAAGCCGGCTTCCCGGTGCGCTTCGAAGGCGTGACCAAGCGCAAGGGCAAGGAATTTATCGAAAAGGAATTGCTGCTGCTGCTCTTCGCCTACATGCCGGTGTACGCCGACGGCGCGCTCGGGCTGCGCCGCATGCCGAACCTTTCCGTCGGCGCGGCGTACTCCGGACAAATCGACGGAACCAACGTCGTCACCCACGGCGAGCTGAAACACGATTTCAAGGCGCTGCATAATATTTTCCAGATCGAATGGAATTACGAGCCGATCCAAAAAACCACGACGCGTAAAAACCGGTTGATCGACGCCGATTCGATCGTCGTGCACCGGCAGGCCGAACCGCTGGAACTGAAATTCCTCGGCCTGCACGGATCCCGGCATACGGCGGTGGCGCTGGCCACGCGCTTCGATGCGATGCGCGACGCCTATGCGGGCCCGCCGTTGCGCCTCGACGCCACGCTGCATTTGGGGCAAAACGCGATCGAAGTCGGCGACGTGCTGCGCGCGAAGATGGATTGGGTGCGCGATTTCACGGCTGCCGGTACGTTGGATCGATCGTTCGCGGTCCACCAAGTGTCGGTGAAGTGGGACGAAGGCGTTTCGGTGAAGTTGTTCGCCTCGAGCCGGACGGCGGCGCCGCTGGCGGCCACGGCCGACGCGACGGTGTTGTCCGACGCCTGGTACCTCTCGCAGGGTAGCGAACTGTCGACGGTGCTGACGATCACCGGATCCGCCCCGGGGCACGTCTCGGCCAACGGCACGCTCGCCGGCGGCGCGGATATGAACGCCGCCGCCTCGATTTTTTACTACGACGGCGATCTGGTGATCGACGCCGGCGTGACGGTGACGTTGACCGGTAACGTGGCGCTGCGCGTGAAGGGTTTTCTCACGATCAACGGCACGCTCAACGCCCGGGGCGGCGGCTACGCCGGTGCGGTCAGCCCCGGCGCGGTGTTGGCATTTAATTCCGGCACGGCCGGATTTTTGGGCACGACCGTTTCCGGCGGGCGCATCCAGGCGATTACGTTTTTAAACAACGAAGCGATCGGTTTTATCACCGCGCCCGGTCTCAGCGTGCGCGGTCTCAACGACGTCGTGCCGCCGTTGACGCTGGGGTGGGACGGTGCCGCGCTGTCCGGTTTACCCGCGGATGGCCGCGGCTCGTCGGGCTCGTCGGGCGCGGCGAGTCTCGTCACGCGAGGAGCCAACGAAGTCACCGCGATCGCCGGCGGCGGCGCCGGCGGGGCGTCCGGCGCCGGTTTGATTATCGTTTGCCGGGGCGCGAGTTTCGGCGGCGCCGGTAAAATCGATATGAGCGGCGTCGATGGATCGACCGGCGGCTTTGTGACCACGGCGGGCAGCCGCACGTATTTTTCCGGATCCGGCGCCGGCGGGGCGCCCGGGGCGTGTTATTTTATTTTGGACGGCGCCAACGCCGTGGCACCGTCATTAACAGCGGCCACCGCGATCGCGCGCAACGGTGCCGGGCCGCGCCAGGGTGCGATTCTCACGGTGCCGTCGTCCAGTTCCAAGCCGCCCGCGGGCGCGTATTACTCGTTTTTCGCGGGCCAGACCGGGGATGAAAGCCATCCGGTGGCGGATTTGTCCAACGCACGCGGGGCGTTTCGCGTGCAGTTCGCCCCCGGTGACGTGGCCGCCGTCGCGGATGCGCCCCTAGACATACTCACCCCGCCGACCAACCTCGGCCTGGCGAGCGGCACCACCGAACTGCTCTTGAAAACCGACGGGACGGTCGAACCGCGCATCCGGGCGACGTGGACCGCATCGCTCGACAACCGCGTGCGTGGCTATGACATCGAGTTTAAAAAATCCGCCGACTCGATCTGGACCGCGATCGCCCCGATCGCCGGGATCAATTCCACCACCGCGTGGATTATCGGCGTGCAGGACGGTGTGCTGTACGACGTGCGCATTCGCGCCGGCGACGGTCTGCGCAGCGTCAGCGCCTGGGTGGTATTGACAAGTTTTCTCGTCGTCGGCAAAACCGCCCCGCCCGCGAACGTCACGGGGTTTCAGGCGTCGCAGAACGGATTCACCGTGACATTCCAATGGAACCAGGTCGCCGACGTGGATCTCGCGGGGTACGAAATCCGCTACGGGCCGCTGGCCACCGCGGCCTGGGACAGCGCGACGACCCTGACCAAGGTCACGCGCGGCACGCGCGTGACGTCTGCGTCCGTGCCGCCGGGCGCGTGGCTGCTCATGATCAAGGCGGTCGACACCTCGGGCAACGCGAGCGTGGCCGAGGCGGCCGTGGAGCTGACCGTGCTCAACGCGCTCGACGTCATCGAGCAGCGCCAGGAAGCGCCCGACTGGCTCGGCACGAAAAACGGATTCGTGCGTCACTGGACCGGCGTGTTGGTGCCCGACAGCACCCAGGCCGCGAGCGACCACACCAACGAGGAGCTGTTCGAGAATTTCGTGCCGTTCCCGGTCGCCCAGGCGATCTACGAGGCCGATGAGTTCGATATCGGGTTCGACGACATGGCGCGCATTTGGGGCACGATCGACTCCGCGCTCGGTCCGGGCGTGGCCGCGGGCCTCGCCGATCCGCAGCTTGAAATCGACCACCGCCTGGCGGCCGGGGCCTACGATGGGTACGAGCCGTGGACGATCGGGGATCGCCCGGGGCGGTTTTTCAAACACCGGATCAATTTCGACACGTCGCAAACGCGCGCCAAAGTCATCGGATTTTTGCCGACGGTGGATCTGCTGGAATTCACGCAAAGCGTCCAGGGCGTGGCGATCGCCCCCGGGGGCTCGGTCGTGACGTTCCCGCAGCCGTTTCATCTGCTGCCGAACGTCGTCGCCACGGTCGTGGGGTCCACGGCGCTGTTCGCCGTCGTCAGCAATCCCACCACGACGGGCGTGACGATCAACGTCTACAACGTCTCCGGCGCCAGCGTCGGCGGGACGGTCAACTACGATGCCACGGGGGTCTGATTAACTATGGGCGCGGGAAAATACGTCGCACCGGATTACACGACCCAGTCGGGCACCGTGTATCCGCTCGGAATCGATAAAACCTTAGCGATCCTGCGCCGCCTGGCCGCGCAATTCAACCCCTCGGCCCAGGACGTGCCGGACATGACCGTGCGGGTGGACGCCGGCACGCTCTATCAGGGCACGACCCTGACCGAAGTCGCCGCGCAGAATACCGTGACGATCACGGCGCCCTCGGTAAATCCACGCATCGACCGCGTCGTGCTCGATCCCGCCAACGGGGTGGTCACGGTCATCGCCGGCGTTGAATCCGCGACCCCGGTGCCGCCGGCGATCATCAGCGGTTTCCTGCCGATCTGCCAGATCGCCCTGGCCACCAGCACGACGCAGATCGGCGACAGCCTGATCACCGACGAGCGGCAGGCGCTGATGCTGTTTATCTCGGCGTTCGTTTGGACGCTGCTCGATGACGCCGACGCCGATGCGTTTATCGAGACGCTGGCGGATGGCGCGACCGCGGAAGCCTCTCCGGCCGTGGGAGATTTTGCGCTTATCAGCGACATCACCGCCAACGACGGCCGTAAGTCTACGCTCCAGAATATCTTTGACCTGTTACTGTCGCTGGCTAACACATTTACCGGCAACAATACGTTTTCCGGCAACGATACGTTTTCCGGCACAAAAACCCTATCCGGTGCCCCCATCGAATTCGCCGAAGGCGCCGCCGTAGCTTCCGCCGCGACAACCGATATTTGGGGCGGGGACGATGGGAACACTGTTCATGTCACGGGAACTACCACGATCACATCGTTTGGCACCGCGCCCCAAGCAGGGGCTATGCGTTGGGTTATTTTCGATGGCGCACTAATACTGACTCATGGAGCTAATCTAAATATTCCGGGAGGGCTTGATCATACAACCATTGCCGGGGATGCGTGTCTTGTGTATGCCGATACTACAACCCAATTGAATGTGATCCAATATTCATCAAATGTTGTCCCATTTTCCTATGCAGATAAAACCGCACAGGAAACCGCCGCCAACCCAGCGCGTGCCGTTGCTCCCGCCACTCAACAGTTCCACCCCAGTGCCGCGAAAGCGTGGGCGGTATTCAATGCTGCGGGAACACTTCTCGCAGATTATAACGTAGATTCCGTTACCGACATCGGTGTGGGTAGATGGGACCCTGTTTTGACAGTCGATATGAGCAGCACAAGTTACGCCGCCGATGGATCGGGTTTTGTTCGGGAAGCGGGTGCGAATCAAAATTTATCGTACGGCTCTATCAATAGGGCGGTAGGTAGCTATGAGCTAGAGGCCAGAAATTCGGCCGGGGGCCTCGAAGACCCGTCAGCGGGGGATATATCTACTCGGGCTTTTGGGGACCAATAATGACTGCGCACATATTTAAACTTAACAACGGCGGAATTGGAATTAAACCCAATTCCAAAAAATTAACGGTT